TACAGGTTCGCGTGCTAGTAGGTTGCCCTTTAGGGGCAAAGAGTATTTGGGGAAACTACCTACTTACGACATTCAAATAGATCACCCAGACCATTTGTTTGTATTGGAAAGTGGTTTGGTGGTTAGTAACTCAGGCAAATCGAGCGTAGGGGCTACGGGTGCGGTGCTGGAAGCCATGGGAAGTTTGGCTGAACCCTTCGTCCAAGAGTGGTGCGAAGAGGATCAGGAGTGGTGGTACGAGAGGTATAACAAGGACGAGCCTCAAAACATCTGGTGCGCCACGGTAAACTGGGACGTTCAGCGAGACATTCTTCAGCCGGAGTTCTTCAAGTGGTTGCCCGATCCCATCAGGGCCAAGAGCGTGGAGGCCAATCGTCGGAAGGGCGTAGTCGACTTCATAGAATTGCCCAATAAGACGATGGTCACGTTCAAGTCCTACGATTCGGGTAAGGATGCTTTTCAGGGTGCGTCCTTGGACTTGGCTTGGTTAGATGAAGAGCCGGACTTAGGGGTTTGGGCAGAGATCAAGCAGAGGGTGATGGATAAAAGGGGGCGCGTTCTCCTCACCATGACTCCTCTCAAGGGACTTACGTGGGCTTACTCGGAAATTTACCTGAACGAGTCCAAGGATAAAGAAATATATTCCGTTCACTTCACTTGGGACGACAATCCTTGGTTGGATAAGGGAGAGATAGGTCGATTAGAGGCTACCATGTCCGAGGATGAGTTGGCCGCCCGTAAGTACGGGGAGTTCATGGCAGCTGGAGGTACGGTAATGAGCAAGGCAAGTATTCTGGAGCGTAAGAGGGAAGTTGATCCTCCTCATGCCCGGATGACTTGGAGTGATGGCGGTCGATTTGTCCTCTCACCCGATGGTCCGGTGGAGATTTACGAGCTGCCGGAGAAGGGAAGGCACTATGTGATTGGAGCTGATGTAGCGGAGGGACTACCTAGCGGGGATAATTCGGTCTTGTGCGTTATCGACTCGTCCACGGGTGTGCAGGTGGCAGAATACGCCCAGCAGGTGGATTCCACTACATTCACTGACCAGATGGCTTGGTTGGGTAGGTTTTATAATACGGCTTTACTTGCCCCGGAGAGGAATAATAACGGTCATGCCGTTCTTCAGAGACTGGACCGGGAGCTGATGTACCCGGCGGTCTACAAGCATAGGGAGGACGGGCGGTTGGGTTGGCCTCAGACGGTCAAGACCCGTCCGGTTATTATTGCTTACTTGCAGGATTTTGCTCGGGAAATGCCAGAAGCCTTCAATTCCATTCACTTGTTGAATGAGGGCCTTACCTTTGTACGGAACGCGAGGGGAAGGCCGGAGGCAGCTGGCAAGGGGAGGGCCGGAGGTAACAAAGACGATAGGCTATTTGCCTTCGGGATAGCACAGGCGGTAAGGGATATGTACGGCCCTCCCTTGGAACCTATAAACCCCCAGCACAGCAGCCAAGACAAAAAGACGAAGGCTAAGGACCCTTGGATAGAGAGGGACGGGGACGAGGATGCGCAGGATGGACCCTTCGTTAACTTCGATCCCGATGCTTTCGTAAACTTTCCCATGTTCGGGGAGGAGGATGAAGCGTGGTAGATGTCATGTTGATCGTTGTTTGTCTATTCCTTTGGACGGTGAGCATCACGGGAGCCTTCCTCCTCGGATGGTGGGTACACACTAAGTCTACTGGTGAAGTCAGTACGGAAGAAGTGGAGGAAGAGGTTACGGGTAGGGAGAACATCCAGCCTAGGTGGAATCCCGGAGACCTCTTGGAACCGTATACTTCTGCTTACCAAGAATCCGAGTGGGCGTATGCGGAGAAGGTAAATAAGGAAGAAAGCATCTAGGGAGGAGGTTAACTATTGCCCGAAGAAAAAGAAGAGACACAGGTAACTTACCAAGATACGGACCCATTAGCCCTTGAAGTCGAAGATCAGTATTACGCAGCCTACGTGGAAAAGCAATCGGCAGGGTTACACGACGAGTGGGCGAAGTACGAAGAGTATTACCACAACAGACAGGTAACCTCCTCCCGAAACAATCCCGGAAGTTCTACTAACATAGTGCGTCCCAACGTGGAGTCGATGGTTTCGGACTTGACCATGGAACCCTTGGAAGTATTCCTCAAGGGATGGAACAGGACGGACCATTCCCGCGCTCCTCTGGCGCAGAGGGTATTGGAGTGGGTGTGGGAGAAGAACCGGATGGTTCCGAAGAGGGACGTTCACGAGCGTACTCGGGTGAAACTGGGTACGGCTATATGGAAGGTTTATTTCGATGGTCAGGGCAAGGGCGTACAGGGTATGCCGATGATCGAGAATGTGAATCCGGCAAACTTCTTCCCCGACCCCAAGGTAAAATCATCGGAGCAGTTGTACTTGGCTGACTTTATAATTCATGCCGTGGTTCGCCCGGTAAAGTATATCAAGAGGGTGTACGGCGATACGGCTGAGATGGTGAGGGCTGCTCCCGATCCCGCCTACGACCCGGAGATATTTCAGGACAAGACCATTTACGATAAGATCGCCGGGGACAAGGCGTTGGTGCTGGAGAGATGGACTATCGAGGGTGGTTCAGATGATGATCCGCGTCTAAGGAAGGTAGTCGTAACCGAGGGAATCGTACTCTACGACTCAGATGAAGATGAAAACCGCGAGGGCGAGGGGTACTATCCTCTGAAAAGGTATCCCTTCGTATTGGTCCCCATGATTCCCCGTGAGGGGATGCTATGGGGCGGTAGCATGGTAGAGACCCTTATACCTACGCAGGATGTGGTCAACGAGTTGGACGATCACATACGGATCAATACCCGCCTGATGGGTAATATCCAGAAGGTAATCTCCATCAGCTCGGGTATCAATCCCAAAAGGTGGACGAATGAGGCCGGGATTAACATTCCCGCTAGGGACATCGACGGTTGGCGCATAGTACAGCCTAATCCCCTACCTCCTCATATCATGCAGCGTAGGCAAGAAGCTAGGGATATAGAGGCTCCCAACATAGCATCTCGCCCTGACGTTGTCGAGGGGCGTAGGCCCGGCTCCCTACGGGCTGCATCGGCGATTCTGTCGTTGCAGGAAGTAGGCATGAAACAGGCCATGCACCTTAAGAGCCTGAGTGAGCAAGCCCTCTCAGATGTGTTTGCCATCATTCTGGACTATGTTTCAAAATACTGGACCAGCGAGCAGGAGATTGATAGTGATTATCAATTCGGTAATCCCATCGAACAGGACCTGCTGGGTGACTTGACGACCTTCAAGAACACCGACCTAGAGGTGGAGATATTCCAGCCCGGTACTGAGGATGCTATATTGGGAGATGAGGGTCAGCCCCTCACTCGTGTGGCAGACTTCGATATTACAGTAAGTATGGGCGGGGGCTTCATCAATAACAAGGCGTTCGTCTATCAGGCGGTCCTTGAGTTGGTACAGTACGGAATCATAACTCCTCAAGAGGCCCGTAAGATCATCAAGGAGATTCTATCCTTCCCGATCATAGACCCTGACGAAATTGAAGGCGAGATTGTTCAGCCCGACTTAGGCGCACAGGCCATGCCCGAAGGGGGTATGGGTGGTGGTGGGGTAGGAGGTATGCCCCTCGGACAGCCGGGGGCTGAGTCACTACCGCCTGAGGCTCTGGCTGAGGTAATAGCTGCCATGGGAGGTATGCCCCAATGAGCATGACTGAATCCCAGAAACGGTATCTTGAACACGCTATGCAACACAATCTGGTAAGGCATCCAAGCCTATCGGAACGTGTGCTGGATATGCCATCCTGTCGCAAATGCGAAAGGGTGGCCCTACGCCACAGAAAGGGTGTCAGGTGTCCTGTCTGTGGTTATGAAGGTCCGGGAGGACCGCCAATACGCCTGATAGGTCGAGACGTTTAAGGCCTATCGTCATACCTAGACGTTAAAAGGAGGGTGTCGCCGACCCCAACGGGCGCAAATCGCTGGCGAGCGTAACACGCGGAGGTGCTACCATGGAGAAGATGACTATGATCGATCTTCAGTTGTTCGCTGAAAAGGGCGAAGAAGAAGAAGAGATGGTTACTCCTGTCGCCGAGGAGAGCGAAGACATGGAAGAAGTCGATACTCCTACACCGGAGGATGACGAGGTAGGAGGAGAGCCGGAAGAAGAGGAACTAATCCCTAAATCACAGGCACAGAGGGCTATCCAAGAACGTCTCGCTCGTGAGAAGCAAAAGATGGAAAAACTGGAACAAGAGTCCAGTCGTTTCAAGAGTACGATGGAGAAGATCGCCCGTAGTTCAAATATGACCGTGGATCAGGTGGTGGACTTTGTGAATCAGCAGGTGCAGGGACAGACTCCCAATGCTGGAAACTACAACGCTGCCCTAGAGGAGCAGGTGCAGAATACCAACAAGGTAGCCTTGGAGACTCGTAGGCAGATGGAGGAGGATAAACTGAGTCGTGATCCTCTCTACAAGGACTACGATGACATCAAGGATGAGGTTCGGGAGTTCGCTGATTCGTATGGTATCCCGCTTGAACAAGCGTATTGGGCGGTCAACGGTCCTTCTCGTGCGGAGAGACTGAAGAGCGAGACGGAGCAGAAGGTGCTGCAAGATGTCAAGAAACGTAGAAATCTTGGAGCAGAGTCCGATGCTACGCCTGAGATTAAGAAGCTCGGACTGAATCAGGACGAACTCAGTATGGCTAAGTCCGTCGGTATGAGTCCTGAAGAGTTCGCAGCCATGAAGAATATGCGCGGTATGGGTGACTATGAAGATTATAAGTCTAAGAAGAAAGGGTGACAGTAAATGGCTTTCGAATTTGCCTTCCAGCTAAATAACGCAGCCTCTCCGGCGGTTAAGAAGTATAACTGTGGGGAGTCTGATGGAGTGAGTAAGGGAGACCTCCTTCAGCTGACTGATGGAGAAGTAGAACTAGCCGAGGTAGGTTCTACTACGCTTTTCGGTTTCGCTGCTCACGATGCAGATGAAGATGAGGATGTTGGGGTTATGATGCCCGAGGATACCGTTATGAGGGTTCCTTACGCGGGTACTACTAAGGAAACCTTGGCAGTGTCTGACATCGGTACTTTCTTCGATGTGAACGCTACCGCAGACGGTTTGGACTTGGATGAGACTGATGGAAGTCTCTACTTGTTCGATTACGATGCGGATCGTGGCGTAGCCTTCGTTATGATAAAGAACCAAGATGAAGAAGAAGAAGGAGAATAAGAGATATTGAAAGGTGAGGTGGAAAACTAATGGCTATGACTCCTGAAGAGTTTGGTGACCTTCTGGAACCTATCCTTAGAAAGACGTTTTTCGAGACGTATGATTCTCTACCGGAGCAGTATAACAAGTTCATGCGGGTAGAGAATTCTAAGAAGAGAACAGAGACCGATTGGCGCGGTGCTGGTCTCGGTATGTGGAACGAGCATGACACCACTGTCGAGTATGAGGACTACGCTGCTGGTGACACGATTGAGTATACGCACACTACCTTCTCGAAGGGTATTATCATTCCCTTCGAACTGGCTGAAGATGACCAGTACAATGTTATTGGTCCTCGGGGTCAGGGTACTCGCGCTACTCAGGAATTGTCCAAGGGTGCTAAGTATCGCGTCGAAGTCGACGCTGCTAGCATTTTGAATGACGGCTTTACCGTGGATGGTTATGACGGTGAACCCTTGTTTGACGACGACCATCCCAACATCAAGGGTGGAGGAACGCAGGACAACCTCCTAACCCGTGAGCTGAGTGAACAGGGACTCCGCGAAGGTAGGCTCCTGATGAGGGGCCAAGAGAACGAAGTCGGTCTGAAGATCAATGCGGTTGGTAAGCGTCTTATCGTACCTCCGGACCTTGAGTACACCGCCCTCAAGCTTACCGAGAGCGATCATGTACCGGGTGGAGACCTTAACGACAAGAACGTAATCGCTCGTATGATCGACAGCGTAGTCGTTCTCGATCACCTCGACGATGAAGACGCTTGGTTCTTGCAGGACCCGAACCTCCATCAGCTGCTTTTCCTCTGGAGGGTGAAGCCCGAGATGTTCCGTGATAAGGACATCGACAGGTTCCACTTCAAGTTCACTGGTCGTATGCGTTTCTCGTATGGTTACAGTGACTGGCGGGGTATGGTAGGTTCCACGGGTGCTGTTTCTGCGGACTGAGGGATGTTTAATTAGGAGGTATGACTGATGGGACGCTACTCCCCTGAAACGAAAGAGAGTCTTTACCGTGAAACTATCGTGAAGCTGTTGACGGAAATCAAGGACTCTCTTCGGCAGGGAGGTAGTGTACCCGGTCTGAGCGTTATGCTAGAGCAATGCCGGGGAGAGAGGGGATGGTACTCTCTCCCCGGTTTGTCTAAGAGTGTCCGAGAGGAAGAGGCTGTAGAGAGGCTACTTGAAATGGGGTATGTCGATGACCGTTGAAGAAATTATGGAGGAAATGGCTGTATTGGTGGATGATGAGTACGAGCTGGATTCTGGAGCCATTCCCGCCAAGGTCCTCGCATGGCTCAATTCCTGTAGCAGGGACCTTACGGATGTGGCTCGCTATCCGGGTAGGGCAATTTATAATTACGTAGAGGGTACCGATGAGATAGCCTTACCTGATGATTTTCATAGGATGGTTATGAGGGGCGGTATCTGGTTCGAGGGCGATGAAATTCCTGAGCAGGGGTTGGATGTCGGTAATAGATATGGTTTTCGTAGGTGGGGTAATACTCTGATTCTTCACGGTCTAGATGACGATGGAGAATTGGAGTTATTTTATTATAGAAAGATTCCTAAGTTTACGGGGGACCCCAACGAAGAGC